AAGCATTTTGCAATGAGCACGGCACGTGCTACATGGTCACGGGAAAGAGTGGCGATGTGTACAGCCGTGCCCGCCCGGAGTGGCAGCAGCTTAAGGAAGCCAGGATGCGAAAGCAGGCGTTAGTTGCTCGATTGGAAATGAAGCTGGGCAGCGCAAACGAAACCGAGGAAAATGTCGAACAATACTTCGGATGAGTTTTATTTCGACGAAGTGGCGGCGGATCGCGCAGTTGATTTCATCCAGCGTTTCTGTACTCATGTCAAGGGTGACCTCGGCGGCAAACCGTTTCTACTGGAGACGTGGCAAAAAGAGGACATAATCCGCCCGCTGTTTGGATGGAAAAAGAAGGATGGCAGGCGTAAATACCGGACATGTTATGTCGAGATTCCTCGGAAAAACGGGAAATCCAACCTATCTGCTGCAATTGCTTTGTACATGCTATTTGCTGATGGCGAGCCTGGCGCAGAAGTTATTTCGGCTGCTGGCGATCGTGCGCAAGCAAACATCGTGTTCAGCATCGCGCAAGAAATGGTCGGCAACAACAAACACCTGCGGGAGCGAGGCAAAGTCCTGCGAAATTCGATACACTACAAAAGCAGTTTCTACAAATCCATCAGCGCGGAAGCCAGCACAAAACATGGGTTCAACTGCCATGCCGTTATTTTCGATGAGCTGCACACACAGCCGAACCGAGATTTGTGGGACGTATTGGTCACATCCACGGGAGCACGGAGCCAACCGTTAGTTATTGCCTTGACCACAGCAGGTCACGACCGGAACAGCATTTGTTTCGAAGTCCACGAATATGCGCAAGGCGTAAAAAATGGAACGATTGTAGATGATACGTTTTTGCCAGTGTTGTACCATGCTGATCCCAACGACGATTGGCGCGACGAAAAGACGTGGCAAAAAGCCAATCCGGGTTATGGCAGCATCTGCAAAGCGGCCTATTTTGAGCAGGAAAGCAAGAAAGCCGAAACCATACCCAGCTATCTTAACACCTTCCTGCGTCTCAACCTGAACATTTGGACCAGCGCGGAACATGCATGGATACCGGATGATATATTCATGCAAGGTGCAGACCCGATACCGTGGGAACGTTTGCCACATTTGCCGGCCTACGGTGGTTTGGATATTGCCAGCACGCAGGATTTAACGGCATTTGCATTGTTGTTTCGTGACGAAGAAAACGAATGTTTCTACCTGATTGTGCACCAGTTTGTGAATCAGGAAAAAGCCGAGAGCAAGCGATTAAGCGCAGGCATCGATTACCTGCGATGGGCTAAGGATGGCCACATCACCATTACACCAGGCAACGTGACCGATTACCGTTACGTGCGGGACCACATCATCGAGGCATGCGGCAAGTACGATGTGCGCAGCATCGGATACGATCCGCGATTTAGCACGTACTTGGTAAGCGAGCTAACAGAAGCAGACATCGAAATGCGGGCAATGGCGCAGAATATCACCACCATGAACGGCCCAACCAAGGAATTTGAAATGCAGATGATGCGCGGCAACATCGTTCACGGTGGCAATGAGGTGTTGCGCTGGCAAATGGGCTGTGCTGTGGTTTACACCGATGTGAACGAGAATAAGCGGGTTACAAAGGAAAAAAACGAGGCAAAAAAGGTGGATGGCGTAATTGCGAGCATCATAGCCATGAACGAATACGCACACCACAGCACCCAAAGCAGTTCCGATTTGTTCGAAATCATCAGTTTATAAATCACTTTTTTTGGATTCCGTAACTTGCACGCGATGGCAACACTCCGCGACCGTTTAAACACTTTGCTCAGGTTCCGCGTGGGCAAATTTGACAGCAACACTTTGCCCAATGACATGGGCATTTATGGCCACACGGTTAGCGGAGCCAACGTGAACGAAACCACGGCCATGAGCATTAGCACCGTGTACGCATGCACCAACAAAATTGCATCCACGGTGGCCAGTTTGGGATTGGAAGTAATGGTGCGCGACAATCGCGAGGTATTACCCGCTAATGCGCATCCGGCATACGATCTGGTTAAGTACGTGCCCAACGATTACCAAACGGCTTACGAATTTTGGGAGACAATCATTAGCCACGCAGTAATAAACGGCATCGGTTATGCCATCATAGAGCGCGATAATCGAGGATATGCCACGGCCATGCACATTGTGAGCTATTACGATGTGGACGTAAAGAAAGTGAACGGTGAGCGGGTTTTCGCTGTGCGTGATTACGGTGTAGTAATGCCGGAAAACATGCTCGAAATCTGCAATTTGGGCCGCAAATCACCCATTCAAATACACCGTGAAAATCTTGGACTGGCCAAAGCTGCACAGGAATTTGGAAGCGAATATTTCGGCTCAGGTGGCCAGATGACTGGTATTTTATCCAGTGATCAGCCGTTGAAGAAAGAGCAAATGGATGTTATCCAGCATTCATGGAACAAGGCCAACACGCAAGGCGGCACCAAACTGCTGCCATTTGGTTTCAAATATTCGCGGATCAGCATTAGCCCAGACGAAGCACAATTCATTGAAACGCGGAAGTTCCAGGCGGAGGAAATTTGCAGGATTTTTAGCGTTCCGCCCGCTTTGGTGCAGCTGGAGAGCCAAACCACGTACAACAATGTGGAGCAGCAGAATTTGATGTTTGCTCGGCACACCATTACACCGTGGGCCAAGCGCATCGAGCAGGAAATAGACCGCAAACTCATTCAATCACGGGAGCGGCCACAGATTTACAGCAAGTTCAATTTGAACGATTTGTTTCGCGGTGACATGCAGGCCCGCGCCGATTTTTACACCAAAATGCTGCAAAACGGTGTTTTGAATATTAACGAAGTCCGAGAAAAGGAGGATCTAAACCCAACGGTTGGAGGTGACGTGCATTTGGTGCAAGTGAACCAACTGGCGTTGGATCGCGTGGGTGAATATTCGGACAAAATTTCAAGCAATGAAGGAACAGGAACAATTTGAACAGGAAATCCGCCAGCAGTACGGTGAAAACGTGGAGCTGCGAACAGCCGAAGTGCGCGCGGCGGAAGGTGATGATTTAATCATCGAAGGTTATGCAGCGAACTTTGAACAAACCACTGATTTGGGTTATTTCAAGGAAAACATTGCACGCGGAGCCTTTGATAACGTGTTGGAGGATGATGTACGCCTGCTGCTGAATCACGCTGGAGCACCTATGGCACGCACCACCAACGGCACCTTAGAGCTAACCATTGATGATGATGGCTTGCGTTATCGCGCAGCTTTGGCAGATACGCAGGATGGCCGCGATTTGTACAAACTCATCAAGCGCGGCGATATTTCGCAAAGCAGCTTTGCATTCACCATTGAAGACCAAACATGGAGCGAGGACAGAAGCACCCGCACCATTGACAAAGTAGGCCGCCTGCTGGACGTTAGCCCAGTGACCTACCCAGCATACCCAACAACCACCGTAAGTGCTCGCAATTACTCTGCTGCTGTTGCTGAAGTAGTGGAGGAGCGCACGGAGGATGTACCCGATATGACCGAAAATAAACCCGCTGAAGAAGCGAAAACGGCTCCGGCTGAACTTCGTAATTTAGCACCAACAATTTCTCCGAAAATGACCCTTAATGACCTCAAAGGCCAACGCTCCGCACATTACGAGGAGTTTGTAGCCATCGGCCAAAAAGCAGATAGCGAAGGCCGCGTAATGACTGAAGCAGAACAGGAACGCTGCGATAAGTTGGACAATCTCATCTCTGACCTTGACGTGAAAATCAAGCACAAGGAGCGCGAGCAGCAAATGGTTGCACGTAGCATCTCCGGCCATTCACCATCTACCAGCGAGCAGCGCGAAGTAGAGCGGGTGCACGGTGCTTTTTCTTTGTCTCGTGCCGTTTCTCAGGTAGCCAATGGCCGCAACTTGGAAGGTGCAGAAGCTGAATGGGCGCAGGAAGCAGCCAAGGAAGCCCGCAGCCAAGGTTTGCAAATGGCTGGACAAATCGCCATTCCATCCATCGCTTTGCGTGCTGGAGCTGCTGACGATTTCCAGGCTGGATCTGGTGACGGTTCCGGATTTGTTCCAACCAACGTACCAGGTGCTATCGAGGCCTTGCGTGCTCCATCAGTAATCGAGCAGCTTGGAACCACAGTAATCCGGAACGCTACCGGATCATTGAAGTTCCCACGGGTTTCTGCTTTGGCAGCTGGAACAGGTGAAGGCGAAGTAGATGCTAACGCAGCATCAGGCATGGAAATGGACGAGTTGACCCTCACGCCACAGCGTGTATCAGCGAAGACCGTTTACAGCAAGCAGTTGGTGTTGCAAGGT